GCCTCACGTCTCATCTGGCCGAACATGAAAGAAAAGGACATGATTAAGCGTTCCGTCGATAACAAGTTAATAGGTTCACACTCCTTGAAAGCTTGGGGTCAACGTCTTATGTTTAACAAAGGTGCCTTTGGTGAGCAAGAGGCAGCATGGGAAGAGTACACACCTGAGATGCTAGAGTATTGCATTCAAGACGTAGCTTTAAACGTAAAACTATACGAGTTAATACTGTCCAAGGGTTACCCAGAAGAGCCTATGCAGTTAGAGCACGACATGAATCGTTTACTTATAAAACAACAGCACGTAGGTTTTCCTTTTAACGTAGAGAAAGCACAGAAGCTCTACACGTTGTTAGCAGCACGTAAACAAGAGATAGAAATTAACTTGGTCGATACAATGGAGCCAACAGTTGTTGAGCTGAAGACCAAAACAAAGACTATACCTTTTAACCCTGCATCCCGACAACAGATTGCAGACAGGTTACAGAAACGTGGTTGGAAGCCAGAAGAGTTTACTCCATCAGGTGACCCTAAAATTGATGAAAAAATTCTAGCGGGAATTGATATGCCCGAAGCTCGTCTATTGACTGAGTACTTAATGTTAAACAAACGACTGGGGCAACTAGGTAATGGTAAACAAGCGTGGCTCAAACTCGAAAGAAACGGTCGTATACATGGCCGAGTTAATCACATGGGGGCTGTTACTAGCCGCTGTACTCACTCTGACCCTAATGTTGCTCAGGTTCCTTCTGCTGGAGCAGCGTTTGGCAGAGAATGCAGGGAGTTATTCCATGCACCAACGGGTTACACCTTGCTCGGAGCGGATGCAAGCGGATTAGAGTTACGTTGCCTTGCACATTATATGAATCGTTATGACGGAGGTAGGTATGGTAGAGAAATACTTGAAGGTGACATCCACACGGCTAACCAAAACGCAGCAGGTTTGGAGACTAGGCCGCAAGCCAAGACATTTATATATGGTTTTTTATACGGAGCTGGTAACGAGAAGATAGGACAGATCATAGGTAAGGGTGCAAAGGAGGGAGGTCGGATTAAGAAACGCTTTCTGGCTAAGACTCCAGCGTTAAAGAAACTAACAGAAGCCCTTAACAATAGATTAGAACAGCAGCGTGGTGATAAGTATATAAAAGGTTTAGACGGTAGGTTGATACCTATCCGACACCCCCATGCCGCCTTGAACACTTTACTCCAATCAGCAGGAGCCATCATTTGTAAGAAATGGTATGCAACTGTAGAGAAAATGATAAGAGATAAAGGCTATACTGAGGAACAAGTTTCTATAGTGGCGTTCGTTCATGATGAAGTTCAAATCTTAGTTAAGCATGGGCTAGAGGAAACAATAGGTGAGATCACTAAAGCAGCCATTAAAGAGACAGAACAAGCGTACGACTTCAAATGTCCTCTCGACTCTGAATACCAAGTCGGAAGTAGTTGGGCAGACACTCACTGATACTAACCGTATAGGTGATATAGCAGAGCACTACGCAATCACTTGGTTATGGGATGAAGGTTTTGAAGTGTTTCATAATGCAGGTTGCACAGGTGCAGTAGACATCGTAGCTATTAAGGACAACGAAGTTTACTTGTTCGATGTTAAGATGCTTACTTATTCTAAACCTCGTGGGTACCACCTTATCAAAAAAGGACGTACACCAAAGCAAATAGAAATGGGTGTGCAGTTACTTAGCTTCAACCCACAGACTAGAGAACTACGAATGATAAAACATAGGGGAGACTAATGGAAACAAGCACATTAAATTTAATACTGGGTTTTGGTTTTGGTTCTATATCCTTTGCCTTTGCCTTTAAATGGATTATTGAATCTATCATTCATTGGAAGATGTCCAACCAAGTTAGCACGATGGTAACGATGGACGCAGAAGAGTTTGAAAAATTTATGGAGGGGCAAGAGGATGAAGAAAAGTAGAACACTACTCGTTGATGGTGACATTGTAGCCTACAAAGCTGCAACCATTGCTGAGACTCCAATCAATTGGGGTGATGGTATATGGACACTACATGCCCATGAGAAAGATGTCGTGGGGTCGATGGAAGAGTTCATGAGTAAGATCATAGAAGAGTCAGGGTGTGATAAAGTTATCACTTGTCTTTCAGGAGACAACCTGTACCGCAAAGATGTAGCTCCTTATTATAAGAAGAACAGAGTTAACACTCGTAAGCCGATGCTGCTTAAATACGCTAAAGATTATCTAGCAGAAAAATATAACGGCATGGTTGAGGACAAGTTAGAAGCAGATGACTTACTAGGAATCCTCGGCAGTAGAAGTTTTGATACTGTTATCTGGTCACTAGATAAAGACTTACTAACTATTCCAGCTTTCCATTTGGTTGAGGGCAGAGTTATTGAGGTAGGTTTAGAAGAGGCCGACTACAACTTCTTTTATCAGACGTTGGTAGGTGACTCCACAGATAACTATAAAGGCTGCCCTACTGTAGGAGCTAAGAAAGCTGCACAGATGCTTGATGAGAAAGGTTCATCATGGCAGACAGTGTTGGACGCTTTTGATTCAAGAGGTTTAGGTGAAGAAGTCGCTATAGAAAACGCAAGGCTGGCTCGTATATTACGTGACGGTGAATACAACTTTGAAACAAAGGAAGTAAAGTTATGGGCGGCATAAATGACGCAGGAACAGGTGATTGGGACTTAGTAGCAAAAGCACATTATAAAAGTGTACACGCTGACCCAGTAAATAAACCCGAACATTATAACGCAGGTGAGATTGAAACCATCGACTACATTGTTGATGTGTTAGGTAAGTATGAAGCTATCTCATACTGCCATGGAAATTTAATTAAGTACACTGGCTCTCGCCTTTGGGCAAAGGACAACCCTATCCAAGATGCAGAGAAAGCTCAGTGGTACTTAAACAAAATGATTGAACTAATGAAAGAGACTAAAGGAGTTAACTGGTAATGACACAACTAACCCATGATTACATCAGCGGTATGTTTGAAGGCTTTGACTACTACCAGTCAAAGTGTAGTGAGACAGCTATCTTCCCTGAAGACTTAGCCATAGAGTATTTAACTCTTGGTCTTTTGTCTGAGGCAGGTGAGGTGGCAGGTAAAATTAAGAAAAAAATTAGGGACGGTGAGTTACCAAACCACCGCCAACAAGTGAGCGATGAGTTGGGCGATGTGTTCTGGTACTTAGCAATGCTTACAGATCGTATGGGTCTTAACCTAAGCGATGTAGCTTTTGATAATATCATTAAACTATCTAATCGTAAGGTAGCAGGAACCCTAGCAGGTTCAGGTGATAACCGATGAGTGATGACGGGTTAGGAACACCACCTCGTTATGTGAAAGAGGATAAATGCAGAGCTTGTTATGGTTCAGGACTAGATGGTTATGATCCTAAGGGTGATGGAAAATATAAAGGCGCAAAGCCATGTACAGTTTGTATGGGAGAAGGAACAATTGGATAGTTATCAGCAGTACATACACAAGTCACGTTACGCACGTTGGAGAGAAGACGACAACAGACGAGAGACTTGGGACGAAACAGTAAGACGTTACACAGACTTTTGGGTTTCTCGTGGTCAGATTGATTACGATACATCAGAGCGTTTGTATAAAGCTATATATAATTTAGAAGTAATGCCATCTATGCGTTGCTTAATGACAGCAGGTAAGGCATTAGACCGTGACAACATGGCAGGGTTTAACTGTTCGTATGTTGCAGTAGATAACATGAGAGTGTTCGATGAGATTCTTTACGTGCTTATGTGTGGCACAGGTGTAGGCTTCTCAGTAGAACGTCAATCAGTAAATAAATTACCAGAAGTAGCAGAGGAATTCCATGAGACAGATACTACAATCATTGTCAAAGATTCTAAAATCGGTTGGGCTAAAGCTTTCCGTGAACTGGTTACGCTTTTGTATTCAGGTCAGATACCTACTTGGGATGTGTCAGGCTTACGTGCAAAAGGAGAGCGCCTCAAAACTTTCGGAGGTAGGTCTAGTGGCCCTGACCCTCTGGTTAAGCTATTTAATTTCACAATTAGTACTTTCAAAAATTCTGCCGGTAGAAAGCTAACGAGTCTTGAGTGCCATGACATTGTATGTAAAATTGCAGAGATTGTTGTCGTGGGTGGCGTCCGCCGCTCTGCGCTTATTAGTCTGTCTAATCTTTCTGATGATCGGATGCGCCATGCTAAGTCGGGCAATTGGTGGGAGTCTGATACGCAGAGGGCTCTTGCTAATAACTCGGCTGTGTACGAAGGTCGCCCAGACTTTGAAACTTTCTTAGAAGAATGGACAGCGATGTATAAGTCTAAGGCTGGTGAGCGTGGTATCTTCTCACGTACTGCCGCTAAGAAGCAGTCAGCTAGACACGGGCGTAGAGATATTGAGCATGACTTTGGTACTAACCCTTGTTCAGAAATCATCCTACGCTCTGCACAGGTTTGTAATTTGTCGGAAATCGTTATCAGGAGTACCGATACATACGAAGATTTAAAACGCAAGGTTGAGCTTGCTACAATCCTTGGCACCCTACAGTCTTCTTTAACAGACTTCCGCTATGTGCGTAACATCTGGAAGAAGAATACACAGGAAGAGTGTCTGCTTGGTGTGAGTATGACAGGCATCATGGATCATCCAGTAATGTCAGGACGACAGGACTCAGGTACATGGTTCGACCATCCTAACTTGCCTATCCTTCCTGAGATACTAGAGCGTCTTAAAGCTGTAGCAGTTAAGACTAATAAGAAGTGGGCAGAAGAGTTAGGTTTGAACCAGTCTACGGCGATTACAGCCGTGAAACCTAGTGGTACTGTATCGCAGTTAGTAGACAGCGCCTCAGGTATACACGCTAGGTTCTCTGCTCAGTACATACGAACAGTACGTAGTGACGGGAAAGACCCCATCTCAGCCTTCCTTAAGGACGCTGGAGTGCCTTGGGAGAAGGACGTGATGAATGAGGATAACTATGTGTTCTCGTTCCCTATTAAAGCACCAGCTGGCTCTACGAGCGTTGACGAGCTTAACGTACAAGAGCAGTTAGACTTATGGGAAGTTTATCAGAACCATTGGTGTGAGCACAAGCCTAGTGTGACTATTTATTACTCAGATCAGGAGTTTCTTGCAGCAGGTCAGTGGTTGTGGGATAGACTAGATAGTTGTTCAGGTATCAGCTTCCTGCCTCGTACAGACCATGTGTACCAACAGGCTCCGTACACAGCCATCACTGAAGAGGCTTATGACGAAGCCTTAGCTAAGATGCCTGACGAGATTAGGTGGGATGACTTAGGTAAGTTTGAGACAGAAGATACAACAACAGGGACTCAAGAGCTTGCTTGCGTAGCTGGGAATTGTGAAATTTAAGAAAGCGGTAATGGTATTGGAGGTGGTAACCTGCCTCCATATCATCGCAAATGTCTGGTTACACTTCCCTTATAACCCCTTGTTTTAAATACCTAATTAAAAAGTTACCCAGTAGAGAACTAATTATGGAAAAAAGATTATATATTTCTAGGGAATTGATAGACAATTTTAAATTGTTGTTTCCCAACACACTCCCCAAGACTAGAAGCACTACTCCAGAACAAATTGCTTTTCTACAGGGGCAACAATCAGTCATTGATAGGATGGAGTTCCTTTTTGATGACGAAACAAATGAGAATAGATCATATGTTACTGCATCAGAACGCCCACCCCTTACACAAAAAGACTACATGAATTACAAAAAATACAAACGTGCACGAAAAGAGTATGGCATGATGATTATA